CCTCACCCTCCAATAGAAAAAACGGTCTTTTGAGCCGTTTTTTCCTTTTCGGGTAGCCACCTATACCCCTAACCCTTTCCGCGCCCCCTATACCCCTCCTTCCCCGCCGTATCGGCAACCCTAGCTAACGGCTTGGTCCTGCAATCCCCACACACCTGAACCCTGTTCCTCACCATCTCGATCAACCCCACTTTGAACGGCTTCTTACAACGGCGGCATATCGTCATATCTTTCTCGAACTCAGACAAACCCGTAATATTTTTCATCTTCCTTTACTCCCTTCGAACAAGCTTTTTTTTACTCACTCAGGACCGCTGTCCTGCTCACTCAACTCAGATATAGATATCTGAGTGAGCTGAGCAGAAAACAGGCTTTGCTCAGACCTGCTCAAACTGCTCTGAGCAGACTTGAGTAACTTTTTTTACCAATTAGAGATTTAACACCAATTCATCCGGAAGACGATTTCCTTCAAATCCTATCCAATCCTTGAGACTGCGCCGCAAGTTGAAGTCCCTTTTTTTAGGCTCTTTTGCCCTCACCGCTTCGATCAATTCGATGACCGTTGTGGGTGCCGCAAGACATGAAATTTCCTCATAAACTTCGAGCATCAGGCTCATATCGGCGTTCGGTTTTCGTTTGTTTGGCTCCTTTTTCCTTGTCAATTCGATCTCTTCTATCGTGCAGGAGTCGATAACCCTGCCCGTCGCCGTATGTCCCAGTGGCTCCGACTTGACTAAACGGAAACCTAATTGTGTGCCGTCGTCATCGTCACGCGTCTTGTGGAAAACAATACGGTGAGTTCTGTTGGGGTGTTCCCCCTCGGCCGTAATCTCCGCCACGGCGTCCACGTTGGCGCGCAGTGCGTAAGACCCCCGGAAGTCCAAGCCGTCTTTACGGGAGTGGTGCACGACGATCACCAGGCAGTTAAGACGCAGGGATAGGTAGGTGGCGTGCTGGATGACGCGCCCCATGTCCTGAGCGCTGTTCTCATCTCCTGAGTGGCTGGTCGCCAAGGTATCCACGATCAGCATGCCTGCGCCGCCATGGGATTCGATAGCCAAGGCGATTTCGTCCACGTCGCCGGTGTTCATAAGATCGGGGGCCCGATCGGCGAAGAAGGGAATGGCGCCGGGGTAGCGCTGGACGTAAGCCGCTATCCGTTTGCGGATACCTCGAGAGGCTTCCGACGCTATGTAGAAAACAGGGGCCGCTGTCGTGGTGTTGGACAGCCAAGGCGTGCCGCGATGCACGCAGAATGCAAGGTCCAGCACGGCGAACGTCTTGGCAGCGCCCGACATGCCGTATACCATCGCAACACCTACATCGGGCAGCAAGCCGTCGACCCGGTAGGCGACGTCCTCGAACCCGGTCATGAAGTCGGATCCGGGTTTGAAGATGTAGCCTGTCTGGGGTGGGGAGGCTTTCAGGGGCGTATCGTATTGCTTAGCCATCTTGAGGATAGTTAAGCCCGTAACGGCGTCGGGGCGGTCCGATCGGATGTACGGCCAGACGTGGTTATCGATGAAGTCAGCGCTGTACTTGGAGGAACGCGCCGACCAGGCATGTGCCAAGCGCAAGCCGTGATCCTGGCCGCCGGTCTCGCGGTGGATGGCGAAGATGACATTACGCCAGTCGTCGTAATCGAGTTCGTTCTGGCCGGCATTGGGTATTTTGGTCAAAGCCGCTTTGAGTGTGGCGAAGTCCAGCGTCGGTTTCCACGACAAGAGAGGGTCGAGATCGGGCTTTGCGGCAGGCGCTTCGGCGCGCGTCTTTAGCTCCCACTGACCCTGTGCCACAAGGCGCGCTGCGATCCGCTCGAAGTCGGCGATGAAGGCCGTGGCGGTGGCATGGGTGAGCAACGGTAGGTCGGCGTGAGGCGTATCGGTCAAGCTGCCGCGAGGCCATGCGTAGGGCTGATGGGTGTCTGGGTGTTCGTTGAACGCGACCCACTGCTGCCCTTCAGCCAGTATCTCCAGGTGGTGGCTGACGTCGGTGAGCGGATCGTAATAGTGATTGGATGATAACTTTTTGAAGGTATCGTCACAACGGAAGGGCACAAGGAACTTAGGGGCCATGCCGATACGGGTGTGAAGGCCCGGTCCGAAGTGGCGCTCCATGAGCCGGCGCACTTCTTCCGCGATCGGGGCGTCAAGGATATCAACGTCGATGGCCGGTGTGTGTGCGGCGAGGATGCCAACGCCATCGTTGGCTGAGCCGTTGGCAAGCCAGCCGGCGAGAAGTTCGGGTGTGGCGGCGATATTCTGCCATCCGGGTTTGCGGGGGCCTTTTGCGGCGGGGGGTAGGGGGATGATAGGGTAGCCGAGCGCGACTAACTGCGCGCCGTACTCATTCAGGTATCGCATTGGCGAAACTCCAAGAGGCAACAACGCCACGGGTGCGGGGTGCAAGCCGTGGCGTGGGGTTATTTAGATTCGGGGTTTTGGCACTTCTGGAAGTAAGGGCACGACGCGCAGGTGTCGTTGACGTCGGCACGTGTAAGCTCCCCTTCCGCGGCAGTCTCTACCCGCGCCGCTAACTGGCTGGACGCGTTCCGGTAACCACTAGCCAAGTGCCCCAGAAAGGCTACCGACGTCCTGGCCGTATCAGCCACATGCTGCCTTTTGTCTCTCGGGGTGACGCGTACCCACTCTTTAAATTTTTCAGATGCCATGAACACTTCTCCTTGTTGAATGAGGGAAGTATAGGTGACAGCGCTAGACGGCAGCAAGTGATATTTTTATCTTTTGCTACTAGCATAGAACTGCATGAAAAGATAGTACCAATTGATAAAATAAAGTTCTTGACCGTGTAATTTTTTACGCCTAAAGTTCGTTTCAAGCAGTTGGGCAACAGGAATTGACCACATAAGGGGAACGAAATGAAAACAGTTAAATACATAGATGTAGTCTTTGGAGTCCCGGATGAGTATAACTTCATTGCGGCAGATGATAACGGGTATGTTTATGCTTATACACATAGACCCATTCGGACAGAGGACCACTATAGCAAAGGTCATGGAAAAGTAGCCTGTGTAGGGACAGTAGCATTCCCCCTTATGGAGATTGGCGATGACTGACAAAATACTGGAAGCATTGGGAATTGGACTAGCCTATATAGGTGCTTCATTAGACGAAGTGATATTAGATGAGGACGTAATTGAGACAATGCTCGGTGACATTGAAAAGATCAAAGCGGCTATTAAGCTTTACAAATCAAACAAACCGATCGCGCATGCATGGTTTCATAGAGGGATGGTAAATTTTGATGCAGAACCGGAATTAGTGTTACTTGATTGTGCTGGAAAGCCAATTCCGTTATACGTCATCCCATTAGCAAAAAAGGTGACGAAATGAAACATATCGCGTTTGTTTGTTGGGCCTTTATGCTTTTCTGCTTGGTATTTTTTACGGCAAGAGAGAGCAAAGCCGCCGACTTGGAAGTGGGTATCGGCGCTTCACAGTACTTAAAGAAAACCGACGGCTATTGGTACCAAGACGGTTTTCAGAACAATCTCGATTTGAAAGCACCCGTTATCGAAGTCGGCGTCACCGGTCCTTTATGGCGTCAGCGAAATTATGGGCTGGACTACCACGCCGATTGGGTGTATCTGGGGACCGTTCATACCCAAGCGGTGGCCGTAACCGATGACGCCAATTACAACACGGTAACGAAGCAGTGTAACGGACCCTGCGGGCCGCAAGCGAACTTCGTGGGCAGCGGCCACGATCAAGGGTTTGCCTTCACACTAGAACCCTATTACGAATACGGCGGGTGGCGCTACGCTGTAGAAGCCGGGCCATACCTGCACAGGTCCACGTTCTCCGAAGCCGTCTACGATTGGCGCATGACGTTCGATCAACCCGGTAGAACGGTCTACGTGCAGACGAAGCGGGAATGGAAGGTGTCTTATGTTGTCGGCGCGTCGGTTGGCAAAGGGCCTTTCACGGTCGCCTACCAATACTTTTCCAGCGACGCTCACGGTGACAGCATGTCATCAACGGTTTGGAAGGGCACACATGTGCTGTTATTGAAGTATAAATTTTAAACAGGAGGTCATCGCGATGGATGAGAAAGACGAAGGGGTATTGCGATATTTTGCGGAGGGAGAAGAACGTGCAAGGATAGCGCTTGACGATTTAGCTATGAGAAATTGTTCATCGCTGAACGCCTTCGAAAAAGCGAAACTACGGTTGGAGGTTCAGGTAGCGAAAAATAAATACCTGTACATGAAAAAAGAACTTGAAGCAACAATTCAGCTTATCGCCGATAAATTTTAACTAGGAGAAACAAATGTCACTCGAATCAAGCATCGACCTACTTACCAAAGCTATCAACGATTTAATCGCCGTCCACGGCGTGAAAATCCCCGAGCGTACGGGGGAATTGGGGGTCTTCAACCCTTTGAAGATTATCGAAACTGAACCGAAAAAGGAGAAAGAAACAAAAAAGTCGGAGCCTACGACGCCGAAGTCGTCCGAAGCGTCTGCACCGACTACCGCCGAATCTTTGCCAGAGCCGACTTACGACGACGTCAAGAAAATCATCCTGGCGATCTCAGGAAAGAGCCGTAACAAAGTCATCGCTCTGCTTGCCCGTTACGGCGCAGCAAAAGGCCCGGACCTGAAACCCGAACAGTACGCGCTGTTTGTGGTGGAGGGCAACGCCGTTTTAGCAGGGGAACTTGATCCTGAAGCGGGGGCGTGATGGCAGAAGAATACCACGCTCTTCTAAGCCCTTCGGGGTCGTCGAAGTGGATCAATTGCCCTAACGCCTTGGCGGCTGAAGCAGACCAGCCTGAAGTTCGGGACATGTCCGCCGCCGATCTGGGTACCGACAAACACGAACTGCTATCGGCTTGCCTGTCTTCTGGTGTATCGGCGCAAGGGTTGCTAGGTAGTGTCATGTCCAAGGGTCACAGGGTCGATCAGGATTTTATCGACGACGTGCAACAGGTGGTCGACAACGTAAATGCCCGTATCGATGCATATAAGTTGGCGGGCGCTGAGGTGCAAGTAGAGGTAGAACAGGACCTGCCCATCTCTCATATCACGGGGGAAACAGGAGCCACAGGTCGCGGTGACATTGTCCTGCTGGCGACTTGGAAAGACGGACGCGGGGAAGTTTGCGTCATTGACGCGAAGTTCGGTTACAGGGAAGTTTCCGTAGAGGGCAATACCCAGCTGCATATGTACGTCGCGGGGGCGCTTGAGAAGTTCAACCTTGTGGCCGAATTCCAGACGGTAACAGAAGTCATCGACCAGCCGGCATTAGGCGCGCCAAGAGAGGTGACCTACGAAGCGAGTTTGATTCATGAATGGGTGGATTTAGTAGCCAAGCCTGCCGCTTCTAAAGCGATTCTGATACACCGCATGCGCAGTGAACGCCCTTTGAAAGAGGAGGATTTTACCCCCGGCAAGGCGTGCCAATGGTGCCGCGCCAGCGCGGTGTGCCCGGCGCGGTCTGAGAAGGTGAAAGAGGTTATGGCTTTGGACTTCGACGAAATGCGGCCGCCGGCCGAAGTGGTGATGCTCACCAATGAAGATCTCGGAGATATATGGCCGGCGCTGGACTTTATTGAAGATTGGACCAAGGCCGTACGCGGGCGTATTGAGTACGAACTTTTGCAAGGCCGTGAAGTGCCTGGCACAAAGCTTGTCGAAGGGCGCAAGGGAAACCGCGCGTATGAATCGGAAGAGGAAGCCGAAAAGCTGTTGAAGTCCTTCCGGCTCAAACAGGAGGAAATGTACAGTTTCAAACTGTTGGGTCCAACCCCGATTCTGAAACTGCTTAAAGATCAACCACGTAGGCTAAAGAAAGTGGAGGGAATTATCACGCAGAAGCAAGGCAAGCCGCATGTTGCGCATGTGTCGGATAAACGCCCGGCACTTGAAATACAACCTGTTGCGGAAGATTTTGACACCGTCGCCCCCGATCCGGGTTCGGATTTAGTTTAAAGGAGAAGTAAAAATGAAAGTGAAATTAAGCAATGTTCGTATCGCGTTCTGCCAATCGATTTTCGAAGCGGAGCAGTATCAAGGTAAAGGCGTCTTCCGGCACAGTGCCACGTTCCTGGTGCAACCGGGATCGGATAACGACAAGGCTATCCTTGCGGCGATTGAGGCCGAAGCGAAGCTGAAATGGCCTAAAAAGCACATGGCGATGCTGGAATCCATGCGTGGAAACTCGAACAAGTACTGCTACCAGAAAGGCGACCTGAAAGAATACGACGGTTTTCAGGGGATGATGTATATAGGCACACACCGTAAAGCCTCTGACGGCGCTCCGCTGTTGATCGACCAATTCAAGAACCCCCTGGTGCAATCGAGCGGCAAACCCTACGCCGGCTGTTACGTGAATTGCTCCTTCGACATTTACGCGCAGGACGGTGAAAACAGCGGCATCCGCGCAGGACTATTGGGCATCCAGTTCGTAAAGGATGGCGACGCCTTCGGCGGCGGGGGCAAGGCATCAGTGGATGATTTCGACAGCATCGAAGCGCCGGACGACTTGGCTTGATCAACAGCCCGGGAAACCGGGCTTTCTTTATTTGGCGATATGAAAAAACTTTGGTGGGACTTGGAAACATATAGCGAGACGCCGATAAAAAACGGCACTCACGCCTACGCGGAAAACGCGGAGATTTTGCTGTGGTTATGGGCTGTTGACGACGGTGAGGTGAACTGCTGGGACGTGACCGAAGATGATATGGGTATGCCCGACGATCTGGTGCTGGCGCTAAAAGAATGCGGCGAGCATTGGGGGCACAATTCTGGGATGTTCGATAACGTTGTCCTCAAGAACGCAATGCCGATAACATACGCCATCATACCCCGCGCAAAGCAACGCGATACGATGGTGCAAGCGCTGTGCCATGGATTGCCGGGGTCGCTGGATAAACTTTGTGAGATTTTCAAACTTCCCGATGACCTGGCGAAACAAAAACGCGGGAAGCAGCTAATTCAACTGTTTTGCAAACCCCGCCCACAAGGGCAGAAGCTGCGCCGGGCGACACGTGAAACGCACCCCGTGGAGTGGGAAGAGTTTAAAGAGTATGGAAAATCGGATATCCGGGCGATGCGTGCGCTGCATTCCAAGATGCCGAAATGGAACTACCCGAATAACGAATTCGAAGTCGGTCTGTGGCATCTGGATCAGGAAATCAATATGCGCGGTGTGCTGGTAGATACAAAACTCGCGGAGTGTGCCATCGCCGCCGTAGATATCGCGCAACAGGGCCTGGCAGAACAAACATCAGCCGCGACAGAGGGCGCTGTCACTGCGGCGACGCAGCGGGATAAGTTGCTTGAATACATCCTGGCAGAACACGGCGTCTACTTACCCGACATGCAGGCAGACACCCTAGAACGCAGATTAATGGACCCAGAATTGCCGGATAGTGTTAGGGACTTGATCCACATCCGCTTGCAGTCGTCCACTATTTCGGTAAGCAAGTACAAGCGGATTGTGAAGGGTATCTCATCGGACGGCCGCATGCGCGGGCTGTTGCAGTTTTCCGGAGCCAGCCGCACGCAGCGCTGGGCCGGCAGATTGTTGCAGCCGCAGAACTTCCTGCGGCCAACGTTGAAGCAAAAGGATATCGATATCGGTGTTGCCGCTTTTAAACTGGGCTGCGCGGACTTGATCGCTGATAACGTGATGGAACTGGCCGCCAACTGCATGCGATCGGTGATCATAGCGCCTGCCGCCTGCAAACTTGTAGTCTCGGACTTGTCCAATATCGAGGGACGCGCAGCGGCGTACCTGGCGGGTGAGAACTGGAAACTGCAAGCTTTCCGGGATTTTGACGCCGGAACCGGTCCCGACCTTTATAAGCTTGCTTACGCCAAGGCCTTTGGCATCCCGCCGGCAGAAGTAGACGACGACATGCGGCAAATTGGTAAGGTGTTGGAATTGGCGCTAGGGTACGGCGGCGGGGTAGGCGCGTTCTTGACTTTCGCGGCAACGTACAGGCTGGACCTGGCCGCAATGACGAACGCCGTCATGGGTACTATTCCCCCAAACGTATGGGAAGAAGCGAGAGGGTTCCTTCGCTGGACGGTAGAGCAAAAACGGTCTACTTTCGGTCTACCCGATGAGGTGTTCTGCACTTGTGATTCGCTTAAACGTATGTGGCGCGCAGCGAACCCGAACATCGCCAGAATGTGGGGAGATTTAGAAAGTGCGGCGAGATCGGCTATATACAGCCCTGGCGTGGTGTCGCCGCTCGGCAAGGTCGGCTTTCGGCGAGACGGCAATTGGCTGCGCATGCTACTGCCTAGCGGAGACTACTTGACGTATCCCTCCCCCAAACTTGACGATTCTGGGGGGCTCACATATATGGGGCTGAGTCAATATTCCCATAAGTGGGTACGAATTAAAACGTATGGCGGTAAGCTATTCGAAAACCTGTGCCAGAAGTTCGCCCGTAACGTCATGGCGCACAATATGCCCGGTATAGAAGCGGGGGGCTACAGCATACGGTTGACGGTTCACGATGAAATTATTACCCACGCAGCCAACGAACCTGGCTACAACCCGAAGCACCTATCAGGGTTATTGGCGCGAAACGTTGACTGGACGAAAGGGCTGCCGTTAGCCGCAAAAGGATTTGAGGCTTATCGCTACAAAAAAGATTGACACCCTTTACCAATTGGTATAACCTGAATTCGTAACACAACAACTATTGGAGAAAATGATGAAAAACTTATTACAGCGGTACCTCCTTCGCCGCCAAATACGCAGTATCGCGGCACATCTGGACGCCCTAGACCGCGAACGCGCGAATCTCGAAACCTCCGTCAGGTACTACGAACGTAAAAGCGTAGTAGCGCATACCAAACTGCTGCATCTTCAACTGCGGAGCACCCGCCATGCGTGAATCCAAAGTCGAAGCGTATCTCAAAAAGCGGGTAAAAGAGGTGGGCGGCATATCCCGTAAATTCGTAAGTCCAGGGCATATAGGTGTTCCTGATCAGATTGTCATCCTAAGTGGAACCGTTTTCTTCGTCGAAGTAAAAGCACCGGGGGAGAAGTTAAGAGATACCCAAAAAAGGGAACATAAAAAGTTCAATTCTGCCGGCGCGCAGGTGTTAACTATCTCGGATATGGAAATGGTCGACAATTTTTTACACGCCGTGTTTCGGATGTTTTAGTGACCAAGGGAATAACATGAAATTTTGCAAAGACTGCCAGAACTTCAGGGATAGTGTCGTGGATGACTACTTCGGGTTTTACTCGCCAGCGTCCTGCGGCATCCTTACCGACCCTCCGAAATATGACCCAGTACATGGAGAACGACTGTATATGTTTTCAGGCCGTCCCTCAGAATTTAGAGAGGGGGCAGGAGTGTGCGGCCCTGACGCTAAGTATTTCGTACCTAAAGAATGACCCGAAAAATATACGTCCCGCGAGGGTATCAAGACCTGATAGCTGACTTCGAAATAGAGCACCCACGCGGGAATGTTTTCGCGGGTATGGGGTTAGGGAAAACGGTATCGACAATGACGGCGTTGGAAAGGCTTTATCTGTCCGGCGAGGAAACCCAACCGACCCTGGTACTGGCTCCTTTACGGGTGGCACAATCCACTTGGCCGGATGAGGCCAAGAAGTGGGAGCACCTGAGAAACATAGAGGTGCAACCGATTTTAGGGACCAAGGATCAACGCATAGTTGCCTTGAATAACCGAAATGCTTCTGTCTTTACTGTCAACTATGAAAACATACCGTGGCTTGTGGATTGGTACAAACACAACCCGAAACCGTGGCCGTTTGCCACCGTTATCGCCGATGAATCTACGAAGCTTAAGGGCTTCCGTTCGCGCCAAGGAACGGCTAGGGCTAAAGCAATTGCGTCGGTCGCCCATACCAAAATACGCCGTTGGATCAATCTCACCGGAACCCCTGCGCCCAATGGCGTTAAAGACCTGTGGGGGCAGCAGTGGTTCGTTGACGGGGGTACTAGGCTTGGCCGCTCGTACACGGCTTTTACTCAACGCTGGTTCAAACCAAGTTATGACGGCTTCGGCGTGGAGGCACTGCCCGGCGCTCAAGAGGCTATACAAGAAGCGATAGCGGATTGCTCTTTAAGTCTGGATGCAAAAGATTGGTTCGATCTGAAAGAACCGATCAAGAATATTATTCCGGTGCATTTACCGATGAAAGCGATGCAGCAATATCGGGATATGGAAAAGAAGATGTTTTTGGAGTTGGAAGCAGAAGTAGAAATCGAAGCGCTCAACGCCGCCGCAAAAACACAAAAGTGTTTGCAGTTGGCGAACGGCGCGATTTACACGGATGAGCAACATAACTGGACAGAGGTGCACGATGCAAAACTACAAGCTTTGGACGATATTATCGAAGAGTCTGCGGGTGCTCCTGTTCTTGTTGCGTACCATTTTAAGCATGATCTTGCTCGGATACGCGCTGCATTTCCTAGGGCTCGTGTTTTGGATGGTGATGCAGCAGTTATCGCAGATTGGAATGCTGGGCGTATCCATGTTCTTTTGGTGCATCCTGCAAGCGCGGGACACGGTTTGAATTTGCAGGACGGCGGCAACATTCTGGTGTTCTTTTCCGTTAATTGGAATCTCGAAGAACACCAGCAAGTTATCGAACGTATAGGCCCTACCCGGCAGATGCAAGCCGGGCACGATCGGCCAGTATTTATACACTACATACTCGCACAGGGTACTTTGGATTATGAAGTGATGGAGCGGTTGGAAACCAAGCGCAGCGTGCAGGACTCGCTGCTTAACGCAATGAAACGGGGGAAATAATGGACAAGGATACGCAGTTTTTACGCACGGATGTCGAAATGATTTTGCAGGACATTCAGGCGCTGACAAAAAGAATAGTTGCTCTTGAGACGAAAAAAGAACCTTTGACACTTCAAAGAAGTTTCGCAGGTAACGGTTTCGTATCATTGAACAAAGCAGGCATCTCTGTCGGTCCTGAGCAAGGTTTCAATCGAACCGGCGTTGTCGGGCCAGATAGCAACGTTAAAACGATCCTGGATTACCGGGCGTTTATCGAAAGCCTCCTGGACTTCAGCGAAAGGGGCATGAACGTCACGGAAGAAGTGCGTAGCGCCGCCCGCAAGCTGTTGGGGCGTTGATATGCACGGTGTCTTTTCGACGAAAGACGCGCTTGCGGCGACGATTGCAGCGTATGACAAATTTACGCATGTAGTCGTTGGCCGGGCGTATTCGTGCACCAATCCCGTTTATTTCAAGAGCGCGGGACTGGTGCAATTTCCAGTGTTCTTTTACGCGGATTGGGATACGCGGACGCATAGCCAGTTGGACAAGTGGCGTAAAAAAGAAGGTATCCTGATAGATAGCTCCAACCGATGCAAGTTAGGGGACGCCGACGCCCGGATTCTCGTTGATAGTCCCCTTTCCTTGAGTGGACTTGCGCTTGAAGATTGCCCCCAAGTCGTCATAACGAAACCGGTATCGTGGCAATCGCATATCGACACGATAAACGTAAAGTACCCGTCAGGGGAATTGTGCCGACAATTCGCGAAAGGGCTGCATGACGTCCCCGAAAGGGCCAAGGTTGCGGAGGCGTCCCGTTTTCCGGGCAGCCTTATCGTGTTGACCGACAGCGAACTCTCTACCCATAGCGGGTTGACGGTGCGCCAGATTCACAGCATGCGGCGCACCTTCGAAGGTAGCGAGGTGTGGGCAATACGAATGCGCCTGCGTCCGGAGGATGCTTTGCTAACGGCGGTGTGGGACGAACTGGAAAAAGTGCAGCCGTTTAGGGGAACGCGGTACTGTATGAAGGTGCGGGGGTTGGGGGTGCCCTGGCGGCGGGCACTGCGCGAGATGGGTCGGTTGGGGAACATCACGGCCACCAAGTTTTACGTGTACCCCTCGCAGTGGGTAGACATAGATCGAGCGCAAAAAGCCCACGTCAGGGCTATGCTTGATTTTCAAGAGTTACAACGTTTTGTCGAGAAATTGCCGGAGTATCCGACATAGTGACCACCGTAGTGCGTATCTCCCGAATCCGAGGCGCGTTGGCTTGGTAAAGCTGGTTCAATTCAACCAATGCCGCTTCGGTTTCCCCATTCCCGCCGCCATGCCCCGCGCCGCCCTTCAGCGCCAGCGCGGCGTCGAGTTTAACCTTGGCTAACGCCGCTGAATCGCCGTATTCCATCATCGCCAGCCGGTGCACTTCATTCAGCCCGTCCAGTTTGTAGGATCGGGACAGAGCCGTTACCTGAGCGTCGAACTGCTGCGCGCTCATGCGGTCGTAGCCGGGATCGTTCTTGACTTGCTCCACGCTGGCCGCGAACGATTGCAGTACCTGAGACCTGCGGATGTACTGGTCCAGTTCGCGAACCGTGCAATCAAGAGCGCATGCCGCAAGGAATAAATCGCCCTTTACTTCCGTCAGGACGGTTTTGATGGATGCCTCAGAAATGAGGCCGGAACGCATGGAGCGGCGCATAATATCCTCAGTATGAAAGCCCGATTGCGTAACCGGCTTTTTGTAAATCCGGCAGCTGTTTTTTAAGGCGGCCACCGCCGATATCCGTACGGTATTGCGCACCGTTAGGGATTTTAATGCGTTTCACTGTCGAATATACGCTTTTTCGCGCCCCCGTTATCGTAGTGCCTTTACCGGTGGCGACATACACGTAATCGGAAGAAGTTACTATTGAAGGGAGCGTGACAATTTTATTACCCACCAAAGTGGGCGCTTCACCCATCTTCACCTCTACCAAGTGGACGTTATCGTCAGCGTTCACATTGTAGATAGGGACGTTGTCAACGTCTTTCAGTTCTTCAGCGGGGAAAGGGTAGGGAGGGATAGAGACGACAACCGAAACGCTAACTTCCGGTTGGAAAATCTGGGAGTCCTTCCCCTCAAGTAAGTCCGTCATCCACGTGGCTGGGTCGCCGTTACGCAGTGCGATCATGTTATATCGCACGGGGCAGCCGTCGCGCATGGTGAACTCCAAAGGCCAAGGGCCTTCCTTATCGATGATGCAATTCACGTCTACGTAGCCGACGTAGTTCAACTTGTGAAGTGTTTCGGCGAGAGGCAGCACCACTTCGTTTGCCAGCTTGGATTTAGTGACGCAACGGGCAAGTGTTCCCTGCTCACCTGTCGTGATCCCAAGATCGTCATTCATGAGTTTTTTATACTCCCAGTTCTCGCAAAAGAATTTGGAGAACCCGCCGGGACCAAACCACCCACCCGCAGCCATTTCGCAGCCTACTTTTTTCTCCTGGAGGATGAAACCGTCTTTCTTGGCGGCGGCTTTAAGATCTGGCCGCTTGCTCCACCTATCCAGCATATAGACAAGATCGCCGGCATCGTGTGCAACGTAGGACAAGGCTTTAGCGGCGTCGCCCGATGGCTTGCTTACCAAAAATTGAGGATTCTTTTTGACAAAGGCGATAGCGTCCCCGTAATCGTGGAAACGTTTTGTAGGTATGATCCTCATGCCCGCGTCTTGCATGGCCTTTTGCCCTAAAGCGCGGTCAAGTTCCAACTTTACCGATTCGACATTGCAGCCATACACCGGAACCCCGGCGCGCACATAAGGCTCCAGCATCTCCAAGTAATAGGCGTTGTCCATCAATACGACTAGGTCGGCCCACCACAGCCATTTTTTGCGCAGCGAGTCGTAATCCTCAATCTTGTCCACAAGTCCGTAACCGGCGGTAGGCCACCCGTCTTTTTTTGACGGCTGGTCATACCACATAACTTTATGGCCGTGCGCCTTGCACCGTAGCGCCAAGTCAAGCCCGTTACTTTTAACATCTAAAATTAATATTCTCATGGTGGCGTAGGTATCTGGTCGGATGTTGCGGGCATAGCTCTTGCGGCGGTAGCGCCCGCCTGCGCCGCTGGTGCGGCAACTTCGGCGGTGGCGTATGTCGCTTTTAACGCGTTCACCGCCAGCGTTCTCGCCGCAGCCGAAGGAGCGGTCGCGGCCTGCCGCAATAGGTCGCGGCCTTGCTGCGTAAGCAGCGCTTTCGACATAGCGTAGGGGGTAAGTACCGCGGTGATCGCCGCCATAGGGTGCGAGAACGCTAACGACGCAGCGCCGCCCATATGTATTGCGCCGGAAGTGCCGGAAGGGTTCGCACCTGTTTTATCCCCTGCCCTCGCCATGGTGTCGGTCACGTCCTTGATATCTTTTATCTCTTTCGGGGTGAAACCCATCTCTTTCATTTTTGGCTCCACTCTCTCCATCTCCCTACGGAATTTACCGAACGCCATCGCGGGCTGTCCCGGTACCTCATTTTTCGCGGCGTCAAGGCCGTTGCGCAATACGAAGGCTTTCGCGTCTTGCAGCACTTCAGGGGAGTGTTCCCTGAGTATTGAAGTTACTTGCGCAGATTGACTAGGGGTCATCGTCAGGTAGCGCTTAGCGATGGCCTCTGGTGCTTTTGTGCTGAAGGTTTCACCCGTAAAGGCGGCGTCTGTCACGTCCTCGCCCAGCAGCTTGCCAAGCGCGGATTTTTTGATGTAGTCGATGGACTGCGACGCTTTGGAGTAATTCGTGTTGGCTTCTTTCAGTGCCTTGCCGATCGGTGTGCCGACTGTCGAGGCCTCATCAAAATCCTTATTGATCGCGCCGAAGAGACGCTTCGCCAGCACCTGATTAGCGTTCTGATCGATATCGGAGAACACGTTACCCGAACGGCGGGCAGCTTTGCCCCACGCGCTGCGGGTCTTCATGGCCGCGTCAATTGTGGCGGTCTGAGGCCCCGATACGGGGGGCGCGGCCATCCTGGCGGGTTGACCGTTCGGGCCTAGGATAGAGGGGGCGGTTTCTGTTGGCGCGGTTTCAGCCAACATCTTGCGCATGCCAACGGCTTGGGCATATACCTTTTTGCCGTCGCCTGACGGAACATCCTTGTTTTCGGCGATGATCTTGTCCAGTGTGTCGAGCGTGTTCTGGTATTTTATTACGGGTTTGTCCCCGGCAAGCTTGCGCACCGCGTCGTAATCGGTCTTCGCTTGCGTATCGCGCAAGGTGTCGATTTTCTTGACCGTGTTCGTGTAAGCGCTGCGCAGCTGGTTGCCGATACCCTCCTGGTTCAACTGGTTTGCGCTCAGCTGATCGGCCAGCTGATTGACACGGTTCGCACCGGCGGTTACCTGCTTCATCTCGTCGGCGGCGGCCGTCCCCTTGGAAGGGAACAGTTCCCGCAGTCTGTTTTCAGTGAATTGTAAGCCTTTGCTGCCTGTTTCTTGACCAATTGTAAGGGGAATGCCCGACGCTTTAGAAGCGCGCACGGCTTCGCTTGGCGGCTTTGGGATACCGCGCAAACCTTCCACTTCACGGCCAAGCGCCGGTAATTTCGGCACTCTCTGGATGCCGGGGCCCTCCACAGGCATACCCGCAAGCTTGCTTTCCTCAAACGTTTCGCCCGCTTTTTGCAGATACTCTTGCCCTGTTTTTGTACGCGGCTGGTACGTCAGTTTTTCGGCTAGATCGGCGCCGGCGGCTTCGCCTTCCCTGACTCCTTGGGGTGTGCCGTACTTGCCGCCGGTAACGCCCTTGCCCACACCGTAGATAGCGCCAGCCAGCGCGGCGGGGATGCCGCTGAGCATAGACAGCCCTGCTTCGCCCGCGCCTAGCGCTTTCTCCCCGAAACTTGGCGCATTGGGCGTCGCGGGTGCTTTCGGCTGCGAGGGAGCGGAACCTAGCTTTTGTTGCAGGATGCCGAACGCCTGCTCTTTGGTCGCGCCTTCTGGCCCCTCAATATCGTAGGTCTTCCCTTCGGGCGACGTGAATGTGAATTTAGGCATTAGCGCTCCGTAACCGACCAGCCGGCAGGGATACCGCCGCCTGTTTCGGTGTTTTTGCCCGATATACGCTCGTGTTGCGCGGCCTTTACTTCCTTCGGCGCGGCTCTCGCCGCAGACATTTCTTTTTCCATCATCTTAAGAACGGCGTTTAACTGCTCAGGGGTATTTGCCGTTGACATTAGTTCACGCGCATGTTCCTTGTCGGTTTGCGTAGGCGTACCCGATGGACTGATAGCGCGGGAGTAAGCATTAACTGCGGTATTGATAGCCGTGCCAAGGGCAATGACCCGCGGGTCGCCGGTATTTGTCTGAGCGGCTTGTAGCGCACGGTTCGCGGGTACGAACTCGGAACGCGGCAACGCCGCCGATGCTTCGCGCACAAGCGGGAAGGTCTTTTGCGCTTCGGCTGCGGCCAATTCCACGTTAGTGGCCTTGACGCCAGCGGTCCTTGCTGCTGCTTTTTCGCCCATGTATCCGACATTGGCCGCCGCGATATCTGCGCCCGACATGCCTCTTTCGTTCGCCATTTTCACGACTTCTTTACGTAAGTTGACGACATTTTTCGCGCCTTGTACGCCTCGCCCAAGGTTTTGATATACAGAATTGTCACCCGCTAGTTGCTGCTCGGCGAGGAATTTCAAGTCGTCTTTACTGAAGGCGGCATCACCGCCCGCAGCAAGGGTTTGCTTGCGCAAGGCAATGGATTCCCTCTGTATGCCTATTGAATCAGCATGTGCTTGGGCGCGCTGAGCGCGATCGAGTGAACGATCCTCTGCGCGCTGATCGGCTTCGCGTTTGCGTTCTTCAAGGTTGTCATGCGCCGTTTTCAGCTGTTCAACCTTGATTTGCTGGTTAAATTGCTGTTGCGCGGCAGCGGCTTGCGCCTTGGATTGCGCGTCAAGCATCGGCATGAGGTGCTGCAAACCCACCATTAAATCCGCGCCTTGAAGCCCTTGCGCTTGAAGGGTCTTAACTGCGCCTTCCAGCGTCATCTGACCCTGAGGTGGTGCTGGCGGCTGCGCGGGTTGCGGCGGCGCGCCGATAGCCTGCGGCCCTTGCGGTTGAGCGGGGGGCGTTGTCGGCATTGCCTGGTACGGGGGAGGTTGCTGCGGCTGGCTGGTTTGCTGAAACTGCTGCGCGCCACGTGCGAACGCCTGCGGGTTCTGCCGCATTAACTGCTGCTGCATCTGTGGCGGTACGCGTGACAAGTCCAGCCCCTGCGGTTGTTGCGGGGGCGGCGGCATCTGCTGCATAGGCTGCGAGGGCTGCCCCGGCATTGGCGGCTGCGGAGGCGGTACGCCCATCGCTTGCGCGGGTGCCTGTTGAGGCTGTTGCGGTGGTGGCGCGAACATTTGCGGCAAAGCGTTCCCCACTGCCGCCTGTGCCTGCGCCTGGCGCTGCCGGTCTTGCTGCTGCTGCTGGAACAGAACTTGCTGCTGCTGCGACTGCTGCTGTTGAATAGCCGCCAGTTGCTGCGCGCGTTGCTGATCCTGTAATTCGCCCTGGTACTTGATAAAGTAGGGCATCCCGCCTAATCCGGCCATGACTCCCCCTAGTAGCTACCCGTGTAGCCTGAAAATTGCGGCGACAGGTTGAAACTCCCACCGGTTGCCGATTGGCTGTTGTCTGCGGTGCCGTAAGGGGAATAACTGCCCCCGCCAAACAGATTTTGCCCAAAGCTTGAATTACCAAGCGCTGAAATACCTTGACCGACAAGCGCACCTGTCGCGCCCGCGTTTTGCGAAGCGGCGTTGTAAGCGTTCCCGACAGCTCCCTGTCCGTAGTTCATGTAAGGAATTTGCTGAGATTGAATACCTTGCGCCTGCCCCAACTGGTTATTCGTGATGCCCTGCGCGGTCTGGTAGGGTAGCTGCCCTGCCATGTTGTAATATCCCGCGCCTTGCGCGCCGGTAGCCAAGCCCTGCGCTAGATCGGCGTTACCTAATTGACCATAGCTGCCGGCTTGGTTATACAAGTTGCCAAGAGCGCTTGCGCCTTGCGTCGCCCGTTGCAGCTGGTTGTTCTGCCAATCAATATTGAAATTGGACATGCCCTGATTGTATTCGGAGCCGCCAACGGCAGACCCGCCTAACCCCCGCTGTGCCTGGCCGACGTTGATCTGGTCGCCCAGCTGTTGCTGGGTGCGGTTGTAGAGCGCATTTTGCGGGTCCCTCGCAAGGTTGTAGATGTCCTGGCCCGCGCCTTGCAGATAATTCTGCGCGCCGTAAGCTTGCTGTGCTTGCTGGCCTAGTGCACCCGCAAAGGCATCTGCGGAATGCCCAAGAGCGTTATACGTTCGCCCAGCGGTGTTAGCGGCGTCCTGGTACCCTCCGGCGTAGGGGTTCCCCTGGTTGTATAAACCCATCTGGCCGGTGTTTAAGCGCTGCCAATCCTGATCCGTTGCCCTCAAACCTGAAGGGACGTATAAATTCGCGTTGCTCCCCGTACCGCCGCCCGAGGAATCGGGGGCGAGTGCCGAACTCACCACACTACCGGCCACCGCCGCAGCTACTCCCCAAGGCATGATTATTCTCCTTTGATCAAAACATGATCGATTTTATCGGCATCGGTTTCACTGGTTGCGTGAACGCAAAACCAAGTAATGTCCGTCAATGCGGTAATTCTATGCTTTTTACCCGCTTTAATCTCTACTACACAAGGACCCTCGTAAACTTCTACGCTTCCGTCCAATTCTACGGCGGCGGTACCCGAACCCAGAATGCCGAAGTGGTCGTAGTTGTGTTTGTGAGTCTCTACGGCTTGGTGTGCGCGTAAGTCCTGCTCTCTTACATACGTTCCGGCCGAAAAGTGGTGTTTGATCATTTTTCGCACCTAATGCAAATAATTAATGTGATTCTGTCGTCCTGGCCGTCGTTGATAACTTCGTGTTCCTTGGTGTTGTCGAAGTACCATACTTCGCCGGGGGCCATGCTCACCACGTCATCTTCTACCCGATTGGTGCATTGCGGGTTCGATTGCAGCACCACATAAAGCTTCGTGTTGTAATGCTTGGCGTGCCAGCCGTCATCGCTGTGCGGGGCTATCCTACCGCCCGGCGGTATCTTCGTGATCATCACGCCGCCTAGCCGCACGCCTTCCACTCTCGCCATCAAGCCCATAACGATCGGTCGGGCTTGCGGCAGAGCATACCACTCTGGGTAAAACACGGCGTCGTGAGGGTCATTGAACCCGGCGTAGTCACCCGTCAGTTCATAGTCTTTCACGTCGTTGTACCGCAACCAGATATCGGACATTTCCGAATGCGGGGTGCCTGGTGCTTCCTTGCGCACCTTGTGGCGGTTCCACAGCTTCGGCTGGCGCTGCACGGCCAGCAGCAGCGGTACCACGTCAATGCCTTGCGCTATCTTTAGTAAGTTCTTCATGGTTGATTGTCATTCGGTGTTGATTGCGCAAGCAGTTCTGTTTTCCTTGCGCTGCCCTGCGTATCTCCGAAATAGAAGGCCAGTACGGCTTTAGCCTCCCCAAACAGGTAGCCGATAACGGTGCCGACCATGGTCGCCGTAGTGGTGTCGCCCATGGCAACATGCCCTGTCAGGATGGCCCCGGCTGCGCACAATGTGCCCATGATGATTGCCGAACCGAATACGGCGGGGATGACGGACTTTACGGCCACCTGCATGCTTCGGGCGCTAGACCTGTCATCTACAAAAGCCTTGGTCACGGCTTCGTCGTGCGCCGCGTTCAACTTTTGCACGTCAATGCCCTGCTGCGCCATGATTTCGGCGTGTTTCTGATCGGCGGCGCGAACGGCGGCGATGGTGTCGGGCGTCATCGCGCCCGTTTGCAGAACCTGAGTGATACCGTCAGTTCCGGCGCCGGGCTTTAGGCCGAATGCGCCTTCCAACGCCGTAACGGCAACGCCCGCTAACGGGCCCCCCAACATCGTGGCGAGTGTGGGGGCGATAGAAGCGATAACGCTTTTTAGATCAAAGTTCATTATTCACTGTCCTTATCGTTTCCGCTGTACGTTAGAAGAAAAAGTAATATAACCACTGTCTTAACCGCCA